GGTGCTTCTGCACTTCGTGCAGAGGTCTCCACCGGAGACCCGCACCCCTCAACACGCTCCGCGTGCCTCGGAGTCTAAATCATTTTACTCAATGCTAAAACAAAAACGGTCACCTTTCGGTAACCGTTTTTGCTTGGCAGGGGCAGAAGGACTTGAACCCTCGGCACGCGGTTTTGGAGTTGCATACTGTATTCTTTACAATGTGTTATAATGATTTGCTTAATCACTTGTAAATCCTTGATATATCAACGATTTTTAGTGCATATACTAAAAATTCAAGCTGTATCAATCAACCGCAGAAAATTAAAAGTGTTAGAAAAATGTTAGAAAAAGCACTACACCAGAAAAAGGAAACCGCAGAGAAATCTGCGGTTTTTCTTTATGCGTGGCAGAAAGTAAAGTGGGTACAGGGAGCAGAAAGTCAATGCGTGGCAGAAACTATCCCCCCTGTATTCAGCAGCTATAATGAATGCCCCGTAGGGGCTTCACCTTTTCCGCCTTGCAGATGACACTTTCTCATTGTGGCAAGGTATAAAGGCACTCGCCCGCTCTCGGTACGCACTTACACACCATTATTCAGCAAATGCCTTGTTTATGCCGCTTGCCTCTTCGGAAAAAGTAGTAATGCACGATGAAACTTAATTCTTCGGAAGATTGCCCAAATTTGTTTTCATTGCCTCTGTAAGTTGTTTAACCCCGTCTAAAAATAACTGTATATCTTCGCTGTTACCTGTTTTTATCAATTCCTCTTTAAGTTGGTCTATCTGTTTGTCGTAATAATCTAATTGCTCTTTCGCACTTTTTTGTGTTTTTGACATATTATCTTTCTGAACGAGTACATCAATAGGTACATCATATAACAGCGATAATCTTACAAGTATTTCCGCAGGCGGCTCATTTCTTCCGCTTTCATACGCATTATAGGTCTGTGGTTTAATGCCAAGATATTCGGCAACATCTTTTTTTTGCAATCGGTTCATTTCTCTAAACGCTGTAAGCATATCTGCAATAAGTGCTTTTCTTTCGGTAACATCATAGAGATTGTTATATTGTTTTAATAATTCCGTGTTCATTTTTTCGCCCTCTTTCCGTGATTGATTATACCACATCAATTCGCAAGTTGCAACACTTTTTGTGACATTAAAAATTTTTAGTAATTGCTATTGACATTACGTACTGTGGTGTGATAGTATATATTGTGCAAAGAGGTTATGTTTTGTAATTTGACTGTTGCGCACATTTTCTGTTTGCTTATAAACCGCTTTGCGGCGCGCGGTGCGCCGCAAGCGTATAACACAAAAGGTTAGTATTACCCTTTTGTGTAATTGTGTTATTTGTGTCAATTCATAGTATTAATATATACAAATTACGAAAGGAGATTGATATTATGAAAATTTTAAATTTTAATGCACATTATATGCAGATTGGAGGTCTCTATGGCTGTATCTCGTTCGAGAAAATGGCAGATAACAATTAACAATCCCGATGAACACGAAATCAACTCTGATGTAATCAACAAAATTATGAAAGAAATATCGTGGCAGTATTATTGTTTTGCTTATGAAATTGGTGAGCAAGAACATACGCCGCATATTCATTTGTATTTTGTTTGTACCAATGCGGTTAGTTTTGACCGTTTAAAGAAATTGTTCCCCTGCGCTCATTTAGAAGCCTGTAAAGGCACATCACAGGATAACAGAAATTATATCAGAAAAGAGGGCAAACACTCTGATAAACGCATTACATCGTTACTCGATACTTTTGAAGAATACGGTGAGATGCCTTTAGAGGTAGCTACCAAAAATGAAACAGTTTCTTCTGATGTTCTTGATATGCTTGAAAACGGTTGTTCAAACACCGAAATCATTAAAGCACATCCGAGCTATTTATCAAAAATATCTCACTTAAACGCTTGCAGAACAGAACTTTTACAAGAGAGGTTCAAATATTGCAACCGTGATAATTTAACCGTCCACTATATCTACGGTAAAACAAGGACAGGAAAAACTACTTCCGTGTTAAACGAATACGGAAATGAAAATGTTTATAGAGTTAACAACTATCAACACCCCTTCGATAATTACAATGGTGAGCCGATTTTATTTCTTGATGAATTTCACGGCAATATTCCGTTAACCGATATTTTACAAATATTAGATAAACCGCCCTGCAGATTGGCTGCAAGGTATAATGACAAATACGCTTGTTATGATAAGGTTTTTATCGCAAGCAATATTGATTTGTCAAAGCAATACCAAAACATACAATGTACTGATATTGACAGTTGGAACGCATTTATAGCACGCTTTACAACTGTAACGGAATTTGTAAAAGACGAAAATATTCCATTTTCTGATGGTCAATTTAACAGAATTGAGCATAATCCGTTGGACTATATGTTGTGAGGTGCTTAATATGTTTGACAGCTTTCGTGATGTATTAAGCGTTCAAGAAGCGTGTAATGCTCTACACATAGGAAAAAACACGTTATATAATTTATTGAAAAGCGGTATCATTAATTCAATAAAAATAGGCAAAAAGTATCTGATACCTAAAATTTATTTGATTGATTATATAAATAAACATAGATAATCTACATTAAATCTGCTACAATCAGTTTATGGTGTAGTGTTTCCAAAAGAAAGGAGTTACCAATGACAGGAAGCATACAAATAAAAAACGGCAAATATTATGCTGTTATAAATACAACCGATATTTACGGAAAACGAAAGCAAAAATGGATTGCTACGAATTTAACAACAAAAAGCGGTAAGAAAGAGAAAGACAGAGTTTTAAGGGAAATCTTAACGCAGTTTGATAACAAATCAAAGCTTTATACTTCTGATGTTCTTTTCTCTGATTATGTAAAGGTATGGCTTGAGGAAGTCAAAATCAAGGTTGATAATGTTACATATCAGCATTATGAAGCAGAAGCAAATACGCACATTATTCCTTATTATCGCTCATCCGGAATTAAATTGATTGATGTTGACCGCCAAGCTATACAAAACTATGTCAATTTCAAGTTTGAACACGGTAGGTTAGACGGTAAAGGCGGTTTATCTGCCACAACATTAAAGCACCACAGAAATGTTATAAATCAAACACTTAATCTTGCGGTGTTTAATGACTTAATTCCTAAAAACCCTTGTCAATTTGTTACTATGCCACAGACTGAAAGATATAATTATTCTTTTTTTACATTGGAAGAAATGAATAGCTTTCTCAATGCTATTAAAAGTGAAAGATTATATCCTTTATATGTCATTACTGCAACTTTTGGATTGCGTAAAAGCGAAGTTTTAGGTATCAAATGGGATAGTATCAGCTTTGAAACGAATACGCTTACAATTAAGCATACAAGGGTTGAGGGACACCAAACCGTAGAAAAAGACAAAACTAAAAATCAATCAAGCTTTAGAAGTTTTCCGTTAAGTGATAACATAATTGATATTTTCAAAGATTTAAAAGCTGACGAAATAAAAAACAGAAAGTTTTTTGGTAAAGAATATATTAAAAATGATTATGTATTCAAACTCGAAAACGGCGAGCCTTACCGCCCGAATTATATTTCTAAAAAGCATAAGCAGATACTTGAGAAATATGGCTTTAAGCACATACGCTTTCACGATTTGCGTCATAGTTGTGCAAGCTTGTTAAACGCTCAAGGATTTACTATAAAGGATATTCAAGAGTGGTTAGGGCATTCAGACATTCAGACTACGGCAAATACTTATGCACACTTAGATATTAAGCGTAAACAGGGAATAAGCAATACCTTGTCAAATGTTCTTTATACATAATTCTTTTGTGTTAGAAAAAATGTTAGAAAAAGAGCAAAAAAAATAAAGCCATATACTACGAAATGGCTTTATATCAATGTGGGAGGACTATAAAATAGATTTTTTCGCCTTTTTGGGGGTAGTATTTGTTCCCTTACGAAAAATCCTGAGCTTTCAAGGTTAGGGGCAGCAGTGAGTCGCTGTCATTCGGTCAGCGGCTGCACCGATTTAAGACCGCCTTTGAATATTACGGTAATCTGTTCTTTTGAGTCCACCACTACGCATTCAAGCAGTTGGCGGACGATTTGGTCATCGTATTCCATCGGGCGGTTCTTTATGCCGTCGAGTATCGTGTAGATGTCATCGAGTCGGGATTTTGCGTTTTCTCGCCGCTGTTCAGCGTCGGCTATGCTTTCGAGCTGCTGTTGCAAGCGGCTTTTTTCATTCATAAGCCGAGTTGCGGTTTCCTCATCAAAGGCTTCGATGGTGTCGGTGGACACTCGGTCGAGCATCTTTTTGAATTCTGCGTCGATCTCGGCGATCCGTATCTGTAGGTCAATGCTGTTATCCTCGTTCTTTTCTCCCGCCAAGCCCATGCCGATGTGCAGCTTCAGTGTTCGCAATACCTCGGCATTTTGGTTGGCGGTTTCCATGATTGCCGCCATCACAGCCCGTTGCAACACGCTTTCCTCTACGGAGGGCGAGTTATGACAGTATTTCTTGGCGTATTCAATGCGGTTGATGCATCGCCACACGATTTTCTTTTTGCCGCTTGCCGTCCATGTGCATCGACGGTAGGCGGATTTGCATTCGCCGCAGACGAGCAGTTCTGTCAGAGCGTATTTACTTGAGTATTTGCCTTGCTCGGTCTTAGCTTTTCGGCTGATCTTGCGTTTGCCGGAGCGCCTTGCGAGTTCCTCCTGAACTCTGCCGAAGGTAGCCGAGTCGATAATGGCAGGGTGGCTGTTTTCCACATAGTATTTCGGGCGTTCGCCGTTGTTGACTCTGACCTTTTTGCTGATGCAGTCGGTGATGTAGGTCTTATTGATGATGGCATCGCCTTTGTATCTCTCGTTGGAGAGAATGGACTGTATCGTGGAAAACTGCCATTCTGCTTTTCCCGTCGGGCTTTTGATGCCCTTTTCTTCAAGTAGTTTGGCAATTCCTTTTAAGCTGTCGCCTGCGAGGAAACGGTCATATATAAAGCGGATCGTTTCGGCTTCTTCGGGGACGATTTCGGGTTGTCCGTCCTCGCCCTTGCGATAGCCGAGGAAGTTCTTGTATCTGAATACTACCTTGCCTTCACGGGCGGCCTGTGCCTTGCCCCATTTAATGTTGGCGCTGATATTTTCCGATTCGCTTTGGGCGATGCTGCCGTAGATGGTAATGTAAAACTCGGCACCGGGCTGATTGCTGTGGATGCCCTGTTCCTCGAAGTACACATCGACACCGAGGTCATTGAGCAGTCGGACATACTTCAAGCAGTCCACCGTGTTCCGCGCGAACCGGGCAATGGATTTCGTGATGATCATGTCGATTTTCCCTTGCTTGCATCGGCGGATCATGCGGTTGAATTCATCTCGGTTTTTCACGCTTGTGCCGGAGATGCCCTTGTCAGCGTAGATACCTTCGAGCGTCCATCCGTTTTCGGAATTGATGCGTTCGGTGTAGTGTTCCACCTGATTTTCATAACTGTTAAGCTGTTCCTCCTGCTTAGTGGAAACGCGGCAGTATGCCGCCACCCGCAGGACTCGGTAATGGGTTTTTACGCTCTCTCTGACCGATATTGTCGGTTCGATTATCCGCACCACTCTCGGCGGGGATACAACAGTCTGTTCCATTGTCTGACTCCTTTCGTATGATCTGTCCGTTCAGCAGTATGATGTCTGCCGTTTTGTCGGTGTACAGGCGTATTTCGCTGACCGTGCGGTTCAGCCGCTCGGCGATGTCTGCCGTACTGTCAAGTTCGGCTTTCAGCCTTTGTACGGCGCAGCACTCATTGCCGAGTTCTTTATATTTCCGAGCGAGGCATTTCGTCATTTTGCTTCGCAACACAGCCTTGTCTATTTCCGCCATGTCAAGCATTCGGCCGATCTCCTTGTTCAGCCGTATTACCTCGGCGCTCGGTTCGTAGGGTGTTTCGGCAGGCATTTTGATGCTGTCGGCGGTTACCGTGCCGAGAAGGTCGGCGAGTGCGGTCAGCAGTTCGGCATCGGATATCTCGATCCGCAGACGGCAGGCCGTGTTCTCACAAGTCCAGCGCTCTTGGCATTTGCATCGGCTGTCGTGTCGGCGACGCATTCGGTCGCCGCAACTTGGGCATCGGACGGGGACGGTCAGCTTGAATATGTCCTGTGTTTTGTCCATATTCTTTTGTGTGTTGCGCCCATGCTTTGCTTTCTGTATTTTCTCATAGGTCGCTTGGTCGATGATCGGCGGATACACCTCTGTGCCGAGATATTTTGCGTTGTCAATGAGATGCTTGAGCCGCCCCTTGTTCCAGCCGGTAACGCCGTCCCTGTATTCGATTTTTTCTCTGTTCAGCTGCTCGGCTATGGTCATCATAGAGGAGCCGTCAAGGTAGGCGGCATATATCTGTTTCAGCACTTTGCTTTCCTGCGGCTCTATGACGATAACGCCGTCTTTACAGCAGTAGCCGTAAGGCAGGGTCCTGTTTTTCATTCGGTTTCACCGTCCTTTCTTTGGGATTTGCTCGGTCAGTGTGATGCCGCCGATGAGCTTGAAGGTAAGTTGTTCGCTGCTGTCCACCGTGATGCTCTCGACGATTTCGTCAAACAGCCCGTTGTCAAACTCGACGGTCGGCTCGTATTCATCGAGGATGCCGTTTAAGTCTTTGAGAGTGGCGAGTAATTGGTCGTCCTCATCCTCAGTGAGCTTTTGCCGCCGTTCGATGCGCAGCTCGGTGAGGCGGTTGCCGATCTCCGAAGTCTGCATGGCGTAATCGGCGGCGTTCATAGCGCCGCTTGTGTGCAGCCGTGCAATGATATGATTCTTTGCACCGAGGTCGGCGATCTCCTTGTCTATCTGCCGTATACGCTCCTGATTGCGGCTTGTGCGGTCCTGCATGGTTTCCGTTTGGTGAATCAGCGTACCGAGCAGTTCGGCTCGGTAGGTTTTCAGCTTGATAGCCATATCGGTGAATATCTCGTATACGATATCCTCACGCACATGGCGGTGTTGACAGTCGGTTGCACCGGACGAGCGGCAGGAGCATATCCAATGCGCCTTGCCGTTTACCACCTGATGTCGGAAGACCCTGCCGCATTCGGGACAGCGCAGCTTTCCGGTCAGCGGATAGGACTTTCTTTTGCATCTTTCCGTTTTCCGTGAGCGCAATAGGTTCTGCGCCGCCTGAAAGGTTTCTCGGCTGACGATGGCAGGGTTGCTGTTCTCCACATAGTATTGCGGCAGCCGTCCGTCGTTTTTCATTTTCCGAAACGGCAGGGTTTCGGTAGTGTAGCTCTTTTGCAGGAGCGCATCTCCCATATAGCGTTCATTGTTCAACACATAGTTGATGGAACTCGGCAGCCATTTTTCGTAGCCGTGCTTCCGCGGTATGCCGTCCTCATTCAGCATTTTTGCAATGGCAAGCGTTCCGTATCCTTGGAGATATAGGTCGAATATGCGCCGAATGACCGCCGCCTCCGTTTCGTTGATTACGAGCTCGCCGTCCTTGAGGTCGAAGCCGTAAGCCGGACAGGTGCAATTGAAGTCACCGGACTGCATCCGCTTTTGATAGCTCCAACGCAAATTCCCCGATATGTTCACACTTTCTTGCTGTGCGGCCATACCGGGGAATGTTACGATCATTTCCATATTCAGTTTTTCGGTGTCGATGCCTTGTTCCTCGAAATACACGCTCACGCCGATCTCTTTGCACATCCGCAGCAGTACAAGCAGTTCCTCGGTGTTCCGCGCCAATCGGGAAACCGACTTGACGATGATGCGGTCGACCTTGCCTTTCCTGCAGTCGGCTATCAGCCGGTTCAGCTCGTCCCGCTTTTTCATCTCGGTGCCGGTCAGACCTTCATCGGCGTAGATGTCCACCAGTGTATACTCGGGATGCTTCTTGGCATAGTCGCTGTAGTAGCGGATCTGTGCGGTGAAGGAATGGAGCTGGTCGGTGGAGTCGCTCGACACCCGGCAGTACGGGGCTAACCGAAGCCGTTCGGCTGTCTGCTTCTTTGTGCTTGTGATTTCAGTAATGTTCATGTCTTTCTCCTTTCCGCAAGGGTTCACCTTGCTGTTATTCGCCTTTTGGCACGACACACCATACCACAATAGTTCGAATACTTCCAGCGGTTTTTCGCAAATACTTGAGAATTAAGATTTCAGACATAAATCAGATCAGCACCGTAATGTTCGGCACTGATCTGAGTGATTCTTTCGTATTCATCCTCGGTGATGAGTTGCATGGCGAGGAGCATTTTTAATAGGTTTACACTGTAAGCGAATGATGTATTGTTGATGTCGGTTCTTTTATCCATTGAGCAGTTCCTCCAGGTATTTGATGCCGAGGCTCACTACAATGGCACGGTCAACGGCGGCGAGGGTTTTGCCGTCGAGCCTGCCGATGTATTCGCCGAGCCTCGCTTTGTCTATCGTCCTGATTTGTTCGAGCAGGACGGTGGATTCGGTTTTAAGCCCTTTCGCCATGATTTTCACATGGGTGGGCAGAACTGCTTTTGTTTTTCTGCCTGTGATCGCCGCCACGATGGTGGTGGGGCTGTGCCTGTTGCCGATATCATTCTGTAAAATCAAGGACGGGCGCGTTCCGCCTTGCTCACTGCCGAAGCCTGTACCGAAGTCAACGGCATAGATTTCGCCTCGTTTAATCTCTTTCATAGTTAGCCTCCGTTTAAGTAAAAGGCGGCCGTGTGCTTTTGGGCAAACGACCGCCTTGTGTTTTGTATCAATCGTTCTTGGTTCGTTCGTATTTGTCCACGACGCCCCGAACAAGGGAACGCATCCTCCGGCAATGCATTTTGCCTCATGGGAATCTCACCCCTCCCAGGATCTCTGCGAGGTGCTCTCATTGGTTGCGACGGCTCACGGCGCTTTTTCGTGCCGCTTCAACGCTCGACCTGTGACTGAGCACAAGTATCATTATTGCTTCTGCCTGTCATGGCCTTCGGTGCGGATGCGCCGCACCGTCCGACTCAAAAGGTCGTGTGGCTTATCGGTTTCGCCGACGGCAGAAGGAAGGTAAAGAATGCGCTGTACTATTCGGTTTTCAAAGAACGGGCGGAGGCTATTGAGAAAGCCCCCTCACTTTTTCAGCCGAAAAAGCAAGGGGGCTACAACCAAATTTTTTAATTTTCTAAAAGTTTTTTGAGTTTCGCACGGATCTTTGCGATTTTCTTGCTGATTGCCTGCTGTGAAACGCCGTAGCGCTCGGCAAGCTCCGTCTGCGGAACTTCGTCATAGAAATGTGCAACAATCAGAGCCTTTTCATCCTCCGGCAGAGCGTCCACCGTTTTTCGCAGCTTGTCCAACAATTGCTGATGGACAAGCGTATCGCACACATCCGGCAACTCGGCAATCAGAATTTCCTCGCCGTTGAATTCATCACTGTCCAAGGCGTCATACGAAACATCGCCGTTATCCCTGCGCTGCTCGTCGAGATATTTCTGTCGACGTTTGTTGCGGTAGAATTCAATGTATTCCTTTTCACTCACCTCCATGATCATGCTGTGCAGGCCGATGAATTTCTTTTCTCGTTAGCCTGCATCGGCTTCTTTCCGGAATTCATGCTCCGCGGGAGTAATTTCCCGATAGCTGCCGTCGGCTATAATAAAAACCTTTTTAGGGTTCAGTTTTTTCAAGTTTATGTACCTCCGTTCAATCGTTTTTTGTTAGGTCAAAAACGATTGATACGGAGGGCTTCGACAGCCTACCGCAAACTTTGACAGCACGCTGCCGTTTATACAAACGCAGAAAGCCAAGCCACTTTGAAATTCCGAAATAACAGATTTATCGTTGGTCTTTTGCAGATATCGTATGGAATTCTGTTGACCGCAGAGGTCAAAAAAATATAGGTGTCTGTGTGTTTGCGCAAAGACTGCCTTTGCTATTTCAACACCTGTTTCTTTCCTGTATTCTTTTTCATTCTTTCACCTTGTCGCTTGAAAACGGCAGGGCGCCGCTTTTTATGGCACTGCGTTGTGTTGAGCTTCGTCGATTGATTCTGCAAGGCTAAACATCATGGTCACCTCCTGTTACGGTATTCGGGGAAACAAAAAAGCGACTGCGCTATGCTTTAAGGCATAGTACAGCCGCATGAGGGCGTGCATATAAAAACCGTTTTGTTAAGACGGCCTTGGGTGTTGCGTTTCGCTTATGTACATGATTGTTAGGGGCTTCTCCTTGTTTTCATAATTACCTCGCTGTATTTGGTATCTGTTGATATCCGTGTGTCCGCTGCCGGGCCAAAAGTGAAGAGTGCATAAGTGTGATATACACAGTATACATGGAATCCGGCAAAAAATTGTTGGGTTATGCCCGAGAAATTGCTTGTTTCTCCAAAACAGTCGTCAAGGAAAGAAATACGGCACAGCGGTTTTTATGCCCTCTGTGCCGTATTTGCGATGTTTCCGTGATGGATCGTTAATTATTACTTATCTTTGATTATTTGACGGAATGTCTTTTCCTCTTATCAAATACCGTTACACCTGTCAGAACACCGCCGCTGATGAACAGCAATGCGATCCACAGCATGAGGTTACTGTTGTCGCCGGTCGGGGGAGACTTCGGCAGCTTCGCCGTTACGGTGTCGGCTTTGGCGATTTCCTTGGTGCCGTCTTTGCCTCTGTAATACTTATTGCAGCCGCTGCAGTACCAATACTCGATATTGCCTTCGGAATCCTCGGTCGCCGCCTTTGCGGGGATATACTTTAAGTCGGTGTGGTTCTTCGGGTCAACCTCTCCGTAAGCCTTGCCGCAAACCTCGCATACCGCCTTTTCGGCGCAGGTTGCCTTGCCGCCGGAGCAATCCTTTGTTTCAAGCCCGTTGCAGCCGTCCACCGTGCATTGACGGGTGTGCGTGCCGTCGCCGTTCGATACCCATTCACCATAGGTATGCCCGTCGTTGACCGTTACGGTCATCTCGGCGGTGTTGCCCGCCTTGTCGGTGACAACGATTCTCTGCTCGCCGTTTGCGGGAGCGAGGGTAAAGCTGTTGTTTTCGTCAAGCGTGACCTCTGTGCCGTTCACGGTGATGGTGTTCACATACTTTTCGTCAACGGTGACCGTCTGTGCCTCGCAATAGATTTTGCCGTCCTCAATGCCGGTGATAACCGGGCTTGTGCCGTCAAGCACAATGCCGTCCGAGCAGATGTAGTCCGTATTGCCCGCCTTATCGGTCAGTCTGACATAGATAATATATTCGTTATCGGGGTCAATGCCGAACGGTGCGGTGTACGCTGTGAAGGTCACGCCGTCAAGCTCCGCTTTGGTAAGCTCTTTAGCCGACAGCAGATATTCAACCGTTACCGTTTCGCCGCTGTTGTCGGCTGCGGTGATCGTCACCGTTTGCGTGTCCTTAAAGAACAGACCGAAGGTGATGTTGTTGAGAAACGCTTTCCAACTGTTCTCGCTGATTTTAATTTCGCCCGTGGGCTTTTCGATGTCTTTCCACTGTGCGGTGACAGTCATATTCTCGGCAGGCATGGTCGTGGGAATTTCCGTATCCCAGCCGATAAAGGTGTAGCCCTCTCTTGTCGGGTCGGCAGGGGTGGTAATTGCCGTACCATAGTCCTGTGTAATGGGTGCGATTTCGCTGCCGCCTGCGGTGTCAAAGGTAATTGTGTATTGATTGATTTCCCACTGTGCGGTGACAGTCATGTTTTCCGCAGGCATGGTCGTGGGAATTGCCTTATCCCAGCCGATGAAGGTGTAGCCTTCTCTTGTCGGGTCGGCAGGGGCGGCAATCGCTGTGCCGTAGTCCTGTGTGATGGGTGCAATTTCGCTGCCGCCGTTGGAGTCAAAGGTAATTGTGTATTGATTTACCTTCCACTTTGCCGTGATAAT